TTAATCAAATATGTTCATAGCTTGATGTTTTTTATCAGTATATAAATGAGAGTACGTTTGAATTGTTTCTGTAATGTTAGAGTGCCTCATTAATTCCATTAATAAATACATATCTACACCATTATTAATTAAATAGCTTGCGTACGAGTGTCTTAAATGGTGTATTTTTAGATTCGGGAATACAGATTTAAAATGATACGAATAGGTAACGTATCTAATAGGTTCTAACCCCCCGAATATAAAATAGTTTTCGTCAAAATATTTATATCTTTTAGAAGATTCATTATACATGTTTTTAAGCATCTCTCTAATTAATTTTGGTACAGGTATTATCCCTTTAGAACTTTCTTTTTTTAGATTATATTCAATTTCTCTATTACTTAAATTGATTTTCTTATTTACGTCAATTTCGCCTTTTATTTTATCGTAATCTTTCCACTGCAAAGCTAAAGCTTCGCCTATTCTAAGACCAGAATAAAATAACAGTTTAGTTAGCTGACGAGAAGTATCGTTTGTGATTTGTTCTACTTTTTCATCAAATTCTTCACGAGTGATAAATTTAGCTTGTGGTTTTGTTCTGGGAATAGGAGTTACCGATAATGTGGGGTCGTATAAGAGCTTGTAATGCTTTTTGGCGTAATTGATAACTGCTTTAAAACCTGCCCACACAGATCGTGCATAGCCAACAGAAAGACCTGCATCGTTTAACAAATAATTCCTGAAAGCAGTACATTGCGTAGTAGTGATTTTGCCAATAGGGATATTTCCGAACCTTTCTTTTATGTGAGTATTATATTCTGTAGTTCGCTTTTCTATTGAGCGTGCAGAAAGATTTTCATTTTTTAAACGATTAAAAAATATATATTCAAAGGGTTGATTGTCCGAGTATCCATATTTAACATTTTGTATAAATTCGCTTTCAGCTAGTTTGGCATCTTTCTTACGTTCAAACCCACGCTTCATTTTTCGTTTGTTATTACCGTATACATCTTTATATCTAATGGAAAAATACCATTTACCTGTATTATCATCCTTATATACTGGCATTTTGCTTTTCCCTCCTCAAAATTGGCAAAAAATAATAAGGGTAGGCGGGCTACCCGTGATTTTAGTACTAGGTACTAAATGTGATATAATAAAATAAAAAGTAGGTGATGAAATGTGTGTAAAATTTACTGACGCAGAAATAGCTTATATAAAAGAATCAGTTGAAAATTATAGTAGTGAATTTGATATTTATGACGATGAACAAGAACTTAAATTAAAAATTTATGAACAAATTATGTTAAAAATCAAATCTGAATACAAGGATACCTATTTATTCCGTCTTATTAATTGATTTGGTATATTCTCTTAATATTTTTTCGTTTTCATCAACAATGTCTTTTAGTGTGTTTAAAAGAAAGTCACAATCACCTTTGGCTACTGCACCAGCTTGTGAATGGTTGATTATGTTTCTCATACTATACGCAATTTCTACCCGTTTTTTGGTTCTATAATTTACTTTACCTTCTTTAGTTAATTCTCCTAATAATTTTGTGTACATAGTTGAATCGGTGTCTTTATGTTTGATTTTATTAACTTTTTTTAATTTGATTAAAAACGTTTCTATAGCAACAGCAAAGGTTGCTGCAGCTGGCAAATACAATTCCCTTTTATAAGCTTGTAATCCTTGTTCTATTTGATAAGAAAAAGTTATATCATCAACAATCTCTTTCATACTATTTAAATCTAAGTGGTTGAACGGTTGTATTTCATCATGTGCTTTGTTTATCAATTTTTCTTTCGACTTCGATATCAATGTATTGTAATGATCGTTAGCTAATCTTTTGCCATAATTAAAAAATAAATCTAAATTGTTTTGTAATATTACGGTCCCGATATATTTTCCGTAGTAAATAGATGTGTAATAAATGTAATTATTAAAATCTAATAATCCGGATTGTTCTTCTACATACTTTTTAGAATCATATATGTATGAAGTAAAGTGTTTAGACAAATATTTGATATCAATATTACGAAAATTATATATTTCTTTTAATTTACTGTCATTTGAGATAACGACGATGCAAGGTTCTTCAAAAAAAGATTGATTTAGATAAAATATCGAAATCTTGTAATCGTCTTTTCTCATGAATGGGAAAGCTTCTGGATTGCTACTAAACTGATAATTGTATCTGTTTTCAACTACATATTTGTAGCCTTCTAAAAATTTACGCAAGTATTCTTTTAAAGTTTTATTCTCTTCCATCCCTCATCCTCCTCACGCCACACAAGCGCTATTAATCAATATCCAATAATTGTTGTTTTTTCTTATCGAACTCTTCCTGAGAAATTACTCCGACATCTAATAATTCTTTATATTTTATTAATTCATCAGCAACAGAAAAACTCATTTTTTCAGAATTGGATGGTTTCATAGAACTTTCTCGAATAGAGATTTGTTCTTGTATTGTTTCCGCCATTCTAGATACAGTGTTTTTTGATATGCTTCCTATAGCGATACTTGATGAACCGTGATGTATAATTATTTCGCCAAAAAGAAGTCCTTTTTTATACGAAACAGAATTGATTTTCTCGAATGGAAATTCATGAAATTTCAAACCATATATCATACCTTTATCTAAGAATAACAATCTTAGATCAGTACATACTATTAAGTAGGTATTATTATTGTACAATCCCGAAGTTACATACATTATGTTTTCATTATCTTTTAAAATCATAGGTAGTTCTTTCACTTCTTTTTTTGTACCAAACAAATCCTCTACACCTATTTCGCTAAATCTTTGGTAGATTTTAGATAAGTTTTCGTCAGATTTATTGATTTCACTTTCAAATTTCACTTCTTTTCTAGGTTTACTTTGGTATTCTTTTAAAATTTCTCTTTTGTCTTCAACAGATAGTTGCTTGTATTGTTTCTTTTCTTCTTTTGTTTTAGTTGCTAAATATTGACTCTCAATCATACTTTCTTTGAACGTTAATCTGCTCTTAGGTAATTCTTTCATGTTCATTTCTCCTTTATTTTTTGATTGTTAAATCGTTAGATCATAAGCATATTTAAATTCATTTATAAAATCAGATTTGCTTTCCATTTTCTCTTCTAAAAAACTTAAGTAGTTTTCTGCGTGGTAATTTTCGTTATTTGACATATAGTCGTTTAACCCATTGTGTATATGTCTTCTGATTACTTTTACCGCTATATGGATCGCTTGAAAACTCATTTGATACTTGTACGAAATTTGCTCAATATTAAAGTTGTTTATATATTTGTATCTTATATGTAAAGGAAACAATAAACATGAAGCAAATGAGTTTGCTTCATATTCTTCAGCAATCCTTCTATAATAATCTTTATATGTGAATGTTTTATTTAAATTAACTCCAGTATGTCCCATTATAAAATGACCATATTCATGAGCTAAAGTAAATCTTAGACGATTCATAGGCAGTAAATCGTTATAAACTATAATCGCTTTGTCTCCTTTTCTAATATGAAACGCTTCTTCTGAACCGAAAATAGAAGGTATTTTAAAATATAAAGTGCCAGTATTCTGAGAAAATTCAGAGAAAGTCACTAATTTAATACGTTTATCTTTTGAGATAATTTCAAATATATCTAAAGGAAAAGATAAGTTATATAGACCATTTGTGATCTCGTAAACTGCTTTCGCAGATTTAAAAAAAGATTTTTCATAATTTAATTTCAATTAAAAAGCCCCTTTGTTACTTAGTTAAATCATCCCAATCATCAAACATTGCTTCTAATATAGTCAAAGCTTTTTGCCTTTGTGCCTCCGTCATATTTTCTGTAGCTCGATGCATAATAAGAATATCTTCACTTTTATCTTCTCCGGAGTACTCATCTTTTTCTCTACCTAATAAGTAATCAACTGATACATCGAAGTGATCGGCAATTTTTTGCACCTTATCAATGCCTGGTTTGGTTTTCTCCCATCTTCTGATTTGTCCGTTTGAAAACCCTAAAGTTCTCTCTAATTCAGCAAAAGTCATACCTTTTGAATTGCACAAATTACGGATTCTTTGTACTAGATTCATAAATTTCTCCTATCACAGATTAACTTTTTAGCTATTTTTGTTGACAATTAGCATAAAAGTTAATATACTGTATTTAAGCTTTAAATTTAGCTTACTAAACACATAACAATTATTCGTTGGGGAACGAGTATTCAATACCTTTATGACAGGCATTACGAATTGTTATAGGTTTATTAAACTATGCTTAAATATTAGCATAAAAGTTATTGGTGTTCAACAGATAATTTATTTGCTTAGAAAAAATGTTATAGGAGGTGCTAATATGTCGACAACAGATTTCGGCTTGAAAGTGAGAACGGAATTATTAAAACGCAACATGACAAACAAGCAACTTGCGGAAATGCTAGAAATTTCAAGTGCTTACTTATCGGATATTTTACGTGGACGTAGAGATGCTTTTGAACAAAAGAAACGTATTGCGAAAATTTTAGAAATTAAAGAAGAGGTGAAGAGTTAATGAATGAAATTAAAACTTTCAGTAACGACATGTTTTCAATCTTAATCAAACAAGATAATGAAAATAATTTATTCGATTTAGAAACTGTCGCAAAAAGTTTGGGGTTCACTCAGTTTAAAAACGGCAAACAATATATTCGTTGGGAAACTATCAATAAATATTTAGGTAAATATCTTTCCCAAGAAGTTGGGAAAGGCGATTTCATACCAGAACCAATGGTATATAAGTTGGCTTTCAAAGCAGGTAATGCTGTAGCAGAAAAATTTCAAGATTGGTTGGCGATGGAAGTCCTACCAGCTATTCGCAAACACGGTATCTACGCAACAGACAATGTAATTGAACAAACATTAAAAGATCCAGACTACATCATTACAGTGTTGACTGAGTATAAGAAAGAAAAAGAGCAAAACTTACTTTTACAACAAGAAATCGGAGAACTAAAACCCAAAGCAGACTATGTAGATGAAATCTTAAAGTCAACTGGCACATTAGCCACAACTCAAATCGCGGCAGACTACGGTATATCAGCACAAAAGTTAAACAAACTACTACACGAAGCTAGATTACAACGAAAAGTGAATAAACAGTGGGTGCTTTACTCAGAACACATGGGCAAGAGTTACACAGAATCAGACACTATACCAATTGTACGCTCTGACGGTAGAGAAGACACAGTTTTACAAACTAGATGGACACAAAAAGGTAGATTGAAAATACATGAAATCATGACTGAATTCGGTTATGAAGCTAACGTAACTGCTTAACAGGAGGGCGCAGCAAATGGAAGATCAAAACAAAAAAGTCATTTATTACTACTATGACGAAGCAGGTAATAGACAACTATTATCAATTGGAGATTTGAATCTCTATTTATTAAAAGATATTAAATCAAGATTTGGTTTATATAAAAAACAAATCCCTGATTTAGATAATCTGTTCGTTCAAATAGACGGTGTTGAATTTAAAGTACTATAACCCGAGCAATGCACCTCTTAAACAACATTATACACGAAAGGAGCATAAACAAATGAACACACTATACAAAACAACCTTCCTCATCACAATGGCAGTTGCGACTTGGAAGGTTTGGAAGATTGAGAAAAACACAAGATTTAAACTTAGAAATTTTGATTATCCAAAAATTAATAATGCTCAGAGCAAATCATTGTTGGATATTGCTAGTCACGATTTAAAAGATATTTAACTGTATTCAAAATTTTCATATCTTGTTGAGCTTTTAAGCTTTCGTATAAAGCTATTGAATAAATAATTTCGTAAGATACGTTTTCAGGAGCATCTTCTTTCAACTTATTTATTCTATCTCTAAAAAAGTCACTGTCACCACCGAATTCTTTTTCGGCTTGATTACTAAGTTCACCAAAGAAATTTTGAAAATCATTAAATTCCATACTTATCACCTCCTTTCACTAGGAGATAACTAAATTATACACAACACAAAAATAAAAAGGAGGAATAGATATGATAAAAAATAGTTTGCAAGCTAAAGAACTTGCAGTAATTTTATCTGTTTCTAAATCCAAAGCAGGACAAATAATAAGAGAACTGAATAAAGAGCTTGAAGACGAAGGTTACATTGCGATTCGAGGCAGAATACCAGTCCAATTAGCTAGAGAAAAATTCCCTTATCACGGCTTGTCAGACGAGAGAATAATGGAGGCGTTGAAAAAAGAAAATGAGTAACATTTATAAAAGCTATCTATTAGCAGTATTATGCTTCACAGTCTTAGCAATTGTACTCATGCCGTTTCTATACTTCACTACAGCGTGGTCAATTGCGGGATTCGCAAGTATTGCAACTTTCATATTCTATAAAGAATACTTTTATGAAGAATAAAAAACTGCTACTTGCGCCAACAAGTAACAGAGACAAACGATTAGCAAAATTAATTCACGTTCAATATAAAACGAAAAACGGAGGAAGTCAAGATGTATTACGAAATAGGCGATGTATGTCAGAAGGTAATTAATGTAGACGGATTTGATTTTAAATTAGCAGTTAAGAAGAAGGACCACAGCATTCTGGTGAATATCTTAGATTTAGAAGATAAGTTTATCGACGGCATAAACATAACTAATGAGAACGATCTATACACAGCATTAGACATATTAAATCAATCTATTTACGAATGGATTGAAGAAAACGCAGATGATTATGACAGACTAATTAACTTAGTCATGAAATGGTAGGAGGTATGAAAAGTGAATGATTTACAAGAGAGAGAACTAGAAACATTTGAACAAGACGACCGATTCAAAGTAACAGACTTAGACAGTGCTAACTGGGTCTTTAAGAAACTGGATGCAATCACAACTAAAGAGAATGAAATCAACGATTTAGCAAATAAAGAAATTGAACGCATAAACGAATGGAAAGATAAAGAAGTAGAAAAATTACAGAGTGGCAAAGAATATTTACAAAGCCTTGTAATTGAATATTACAGAATACAAAAAGAACAAGATAGCAAATTCAAGTTGAATACACCTTACGGAAAAGTGACAGCCAGAAAAGGTTCAAAAGTCATTCAAGTTAGCAATGAGCAAGAAGTTATTAAACAACTTGAGCAACGAGGTTTTGACAACTATGTAAAGGTAACTAAAAAACTTAGCCAATCAGACATTAAGAAAGATTTCAATGTAACTGAAAACGGCACTTTAATTGACGCAAACGGCGAAGTTTTAGAGGGTGCTAGCATTGTTGAGAAACCAACGTCATACACGGTAAAGGTGGGAGAATAGATGGCCGAACAACTTAATTTGTACCAAAAAATAGCAGATGTTAAAGCGAATATTGCGGGCTTCACAAAAGATACTAAGGGTTATAACTTCTCGTATGTTTCAGGATCTCAAATATTACACAGAATAAGAGAAAAGATGATTGAACATAATTTATTGTTAGTCCCCAATACGTCAAATGAAAATTGGACGACACATACTTTTAAAAACAAAAAAGGTCAAGAAGTGACAGAATTCATAGTTGAAATGGATTTGAATTATACATGGATTAATGCTGATAAACCAGAAGAACAGTATGAAGTAAGTTATCACGCTTACGGTCAACAAAATGATATTTCACAAGCACATGGCACAGCGTTAACTTATGCTGAACGCTATTTCTTAATGAAGTTCTTTAACATTCCAACTGATGAAGATGACGCAGACGCAAAACAAAAACAAGATAAATATTCAACAGTAAGTCAAGAATTTAAAGACATACTAACTAAAGAAGTTAATGATTTTATAGCCATAGCTAAAGAAAGTGGATTCGCGGAAAAATACCAGGAACAAATTAACAAATTAGAAAAAATGAACGTCGAAGCACTGAATAAAAACCAAATCAATGTAACCAGACAACAGATAAAAAAATGGCTTGGAGGAATTGAACAATGAATACAGTAAATTTAATTGGGAACCTAGTGGCAGATCCAGAGTTAAAAGGTCAAAACAACAACGTAGTTAACTTTGTAATCGCAGTACAGAGACCATTCAAAAACAAACAAACTAACGAATATGAAACAGACTTCATTCGTTGTGTTGCATTTGGTAAGACTGCTGAAATCATCGCTAATAACTTTAATAAAGGTAATAAAATTGGCGTTACTGGTTCAATACAAACCGGTAGTTATGAAAATAATCAAGGACAGAAAGTGTTTACTACAGACATCGCAGTCAACAATATAACTTTCGTTGAACGTAAAAACAACGGTCAATCTAACAACCAACAACAGCATAATTCATATAACGCACCACAGAATAGACAGCAATCAAATAATCCATTTGCTAATGCTAATGGTCCTATAGAAATCTCTGACGATGATTTACCTTTCTAGGACGTGATTAAATGGCTCAAATCAAAAACTATATCACTCAAGATGACGGCACAACAACAGTCGTTATCGAGGGTGCCGAGCTAGGAGACAAAGAAACATTATTACTTGATAACGGCTACGAAGTCGAATGTGATTTGCGAATCGAAGACCCATTCAAAATAACAGACAAGCAACGAAGAAAAATATTTGCGCTCTGTAACGACATAGAGAGCCACACAGGCCAACCACGTGACTATATGAGGTATTTGTTCCAAGAATATGTAACGGTTCTGTATGACTATGACAAGAGTATTTCGTTAAGTGACTGTACACGGATGCAAGCGAATCAAATTATAGAGGTAACACTCGATTGGATATTTCACAACGACATACCGCTTAGTTATAAAACAAGCGACTTGCTGAAACAAGATAAATCATTCTTATACTGGTCAACTGTTAACCGCAACTGTGTAATATGCGGAAAGCCTCACGCAGACCTAGCGCATTATGAAGCAGTCGGCAGAGGAATGAACAGAAACAAGATGAATCACTACAACAAACATGTATTAGCGTTATGTCGCGAACATCATAACCAGCAACATGCGATTGGCGTTAAGTCGTTTGATGATAAATATCAATTGCATGACTCGTGGATAAAAGTTGATGAGAGGCTCAATAAAATGTTGAAAGGAGAGAAAAATGAATAAGTTACTAATAGATGACTATCCGATACAAGTATTACCGAAATTAGCTGAATTAATAGGGTTAAACGAAGCAATAGTATTGCAACAAATTCATTATTGGCTAAACAACTCAAAACATAAATACGATGGCAAAACTTGGATTTTTAATTCTTATCCAGAATGGCAAAAACAATTTCCATTTTGGAGCGAGAGAACTATAAAAAGGACATTTGGGAGTTTAGAAAAACAAAATTTATTGCATGTAGGTAACTACAACAAGGCTGGATTTGACCGTACAAAATGGTATTCAATCAATTATGAAACATTAAACAAACTAGTGGCACGACCATCGGGACAAAATGGCCCGACGATGAGGACAAATTGGCACGATGCAAGAGGACAAAATGACCCGACCAATACCATAGACTACACAGAGACTAACAAACATAGAGAGACAGACGACGTCTCAAAGTCATTTAAGTATATTAGTACCAATTTAGAAATTATACAAAACCCTTTAAAAGCAGAACAGTTAGAACACGAAATTAAATCATTTAAGCAAGATCAGTTCGAAATAGTAAAAGTCGCTACCGATTACTGCAAAGAAAACAACAAAGGTCTGAATTACTTACTAACTGTATTAAAGAACTGGAATAAAGAAGGCGTTTCAGATAAAGAAAGTGCTGAAAACAAATTGAAACCTCGTAACTCTAAAAAAGAAACTACTGATGATGTCATAGCACAAATGGAAAAAGAATTGAGTGATGACTAATGCCGATGAGCAAAACACAAGCATTAGAAATTATTAAAAAAGTTAGGTACGTATACAACATCGATTTTGATAAACCAAAGTTAGAAATGTGGATTGATGTATTAAGTCAAAACGGGGATTATCAACCAACTGTAAAAGCTGTAGATGGATATATCAACAGTAACAACCCGTACCCGCCTAACCTACCAGCAATCATGCGTAAGGCACCTAAAAAAGTATCTATTGAGCCGGTAGACAACGAAACCGCTACACACCAATGGAAAATGCAGAATGACCCCGAATATGTCAGACAAAGAAAAATAGCGCTAGATAACTTCATGAATAAGTTGGCAGAATTTGGGGGCGATAACGAATGAATTACGGTCAATTTGAAATTGAAAGCACAATAATCGCTACGCTACTTAAACAACCGGACGTACTAGAAAAGATAAGAGTTAAAGATTACATGTTTACGAACGAAAAGTTTAAAACCTTTTTCAATTATGTAATGGACGTCGGAAAGATAGATCATCAAGAAATCTATTTAAAAGCAACTAAAGATAAAGAGTTTTTAGATGCAGATACTATAACTAAACTTTACAACTCCGATTTCATTGGATACGGATTCTTTGAACGTTATCAACAAGAATTATTGGAAAGTTATCAAATCAACAAAGCGAAAGAATTGGTAACTGAGTTCAAACAACAACCTACGAACCAAAATTTTAATAACTTGATTGATGAACTCAAGGATTTAAAAACAATTACTAACAGAAAAGAAGACGGAACCAAGAAGTTTGTTGAGGAGTTTGTCGATGAGTTATACAGCGATAGCCCTAAGAAGCAAATTAAGACGGGTTATAAGCTCATGGATTACAAAATAGGGGGATTGGAGCCGTCGCAATTAATCGTCATCGCAGCGCGTCCCTCAGTGGGTAAGACAGGTTTTGCATTAAACATGATGCTGAACATAGCACAAAATGGATACAAAACATCTTTCTTTAGTCTCGAAACAACTGGCACATCAGTATTGAAACGTATGTTATCAACAATTACTGGTATTGAGTTAACAAAGATAAAAGAAATCAGGAACTTAACGCCGGATGACTTAACAAAGTTAACGAATGCGATGGATAAAATCATGAAATTAGGCATCGATATTTCTGATAAAAGTAATATCACACCGCAAGATGTGCGAGCGCAAGCAATGAGGCATTCAGACAGGCAACAAGTTATTTTTATAGATTATCTTCAACTGATGGATACTGATGCGAAAGTTGATAGACGTGTAGCAGTAGAAAAGATATCACGTGACTTAAAGATAATCGCTAACGAGACAGGCGCAATCATCGTACTACTTTCACAACTGAATCGTGGTGTCGAGTCTAGACAGGATAAAAGACCAATGCTATCGGACATGAAAGAATCAGGCGGAATAGAAGCAGATGCGAGTTTAGCGATGCTACTTTACCGTGATGATTATTATAACCGTGACGAAGATGACAGTATCACTGGCAAATCTATTGTTGAATGTAACATAGCCAAAAACAAAGACGGCGAAACCGGAATAATTGAATTTGAGTATTACAAGAAGACTCAGAGGTTTTTCACATGAATATAATGCAATTCAAAAGCTTATTGAAATCGATGTATGAAGAGACAAAGCAAAGCGACCCGATTGTAGCAAATGTATATATCGAGACTGGTTGGGCGGTCAATAGATTGTTGGACAATAACGAGTTATCGCCTTTCGATGATTACGACAGAGTTGAAAAGAAAATCATGAATGAAATCAACTGGAAGAAAACACACATTAAGGGGTGTTAAAAAATGCCGAAAGAAAAATATTACTTATACCGAGAAGATGGCACGGAAGATATTAAGGTCATCAAGTATAAAGACAACGTAAATGAAGTTTATTCGCTCACAGGAGCCCATTTCAGCGACGAAAAGAAAATTATGACTGATAGTGACCTAAAACGATTCAAAGGCGCTCACGGGCTTCTATATGAGCAAGAGCTAGGATTGCAAGCAACGATATTTGATATTTAGAGGTGGCACAATGAGTAAATACAATGCTAAGAAAGTTGAGTACAAAGGAATTGTATTTGATAGCAAAGTAGAGTGCGAATATTACCAATATTTAGAAAGTAATATGAATGGCACTAACTATGATCGTATCGAAATACAACCGAAATTTGAATTATTACCAAAACTAGATAAACAACGAAAGATTGAATATATTGCAGACTTCGCGTTATATCTCGATGACAAACTGATTGAAGTTATCGACATTAAAGGTATGCCAACCGAAGTAGCAAAACTTAAAGCTAAGATGTTCAGACACAAATACAGAAACATAAAACTCAATTGGATATGTAAAGCGCCTAAGTATACAGGTAAAACATGGATTACGTACGAGGAATTAATTAAAGCAAGACGAGAACGCAAAAGAGAAATGAAGTGATCTAATGCAACAACAAGCATATATAAACGCAACGATTGATATAAGAATACCTACCGAAGTTGAATATCAGCATTTTGATGATGTGGATAAAGAAAAAGAAACGCTGGCAGATTACTTATATAACAATCCTGACGAAATACTAGAGTATGACAATTTAAAAATTAGAAATGTAAATGTAGAGGTGGAATAAATGGGCAGTGTTGTAATCATTAATAATAAACCATATAAATTTAACAATTTTGAAAAAGAACTAATGGCAAAGCGCGGGATAAACGCTGGAATTGTTTCTAAACGTGTTAGAGGTTGTTGGGAGTTTTCAGAAGCTTTAGACGCGCCTTATGGCATGCACCTAAAAGAATATAGAGAAATGAAACAAATGGAAAAGATTAAACAAGCGAGACTCGAACGTGAATTGGAAAGAGAGCGAAAGAAAGAGGCTGAGCTACGTAAGAAGAAGCCACATTTGTTTAATGTACCTCAGAAACATTCACGTGATCCGCACTGGTTCGATGTCACTTATAACCAAATGTTCAAGAAATGGAGTGAAGCATAATGAGCGTAATAAGTAACAGAAAAGTAGATATGAACAAAACGCAAGACAATGTTAAGCAACCTGCACATTACACATACGGCGACATTGAAATTATAGATTTTATCGAACAAGTTACGGCACAGTACCCACCACAATTAGCATTCACAATAGGTAATGCAATCAAATACCTGTCTAGAGCACCGTTAAAGAACGGTCATGAGGATTTAGCAAAGGCGAAGTTTTACGTCCAAAGAGCCTTTGACTTGTGGGATTGATGACCATGATAGATAACGCACGCAAAGAATACTTAAACCAATTTTTCGGATCTAAGAGATATCTGTATCAGGATAACGAGCGAGTGGCGCATATCCATGTAGTAAACGGCACTTATTACTTTCATGGGCATATCGTACCAGGTTGGCAAGGCGTGAAAAAGACATTTGATACAGCGGAAGAGCTCGAAATATATATAAAGCAACATGGTTTGGAATATGAGGAACAGAAGCAACTAACTTTATTTTAAGGAGATGTAAAAATGAAAATCAAAGTTAAAAAAGAAATGAGACTAGATGAATTAATTAAGTGGGCGCGAGAAAATCCGGAGCTATCAAAAGGAAAAATTTTTCTTGCAAAAGTTTTTAGTAATGGATTCGTTCGTTTTCAACGAAATACAAATACGTGTTCGATATCAAGTTTTATTCCAATTGATACTCCTTTCATAGTTGAAGTTGAAGAGGAAATCACAGAAGATACAGTATTTGATAGGTTGTTTGAAGTGTACGAGCTTCAAGAGGGAGCCTATATGTCAGCGTTACACACAAGTATTAGTATCAACGAACGTTTAGAGAACACGTTTTTCCCTACCAAAGCATTCTACATCTTGAACGACGGCCTAACTATGACATTAATTTGGAAAGATGGGAGATTGGTAGAATGAACTATGAAACAGGGTTCCAACTAAGCGTAATGGACGCTAGGTTGAAGAAGATGAGAAAACAACGTGATGAGTACAAGAAGCAACGATATGAGCTTATTGGGGTTATAGCGAAGTTACGAGATTGTAACAAAGAACTGGAGAAGAAAGCAAGCGCATGGGATAGGTATTGCAAGAGCGTTGAAAGAGATTTAATAAACAAATTCGGTAACGATGATGAAAGAGTTAAATTCGGAATGGAATTAAACAATAAAATTTTTATGGAGGATGACACAAATGAATAATCGCGAAAAAATCGAACAGTCCGTTATTAGTGCTAGTGCGTATAACGGCAATGACACAGAGGGATTACTAAAAGAGATTGAGGACGTATATAAGAAAGCGCAAGCGTTTGATGAAATACTTGAGGGAATGACAAATGCTATTCAACATTCAGTTAAAGAAGGTATTGAACTTGATGAAGCAGTAGGGATTATGACGGGTCAAGTTGTCTATAAATATGAGGAGGCACAGGAAAATGACTAACACATTAACAATTGATCAGTTACAAGAGTTATTACAAATACAAAAGGAGTTCGACGATAGAATACCAACGCTGAACTTACGAGATAGCAAAATAGCATATGTAGTTGAATTCTTTGAATGGTTTAATACATTGGAAACGTTTAAGAACTGGAAGAAGAAACCAGGTAAGCCGTTAGACGTACAACTTGATGAATTAGCTGACATGTTGGCGTTTGGATTGAGTATTGCGAATCAAGTAGGAGTGTCATCAGAAGAGATAAAAGAAGCGATTGAATCAAGTTTTAAAGATACAGAATTTCACAAAATGTTTAATTTTAAAGATAAAGAATTTGCTCAAGACGCAGTTGTTAGTACACCACAGATAATATTCAAAGAATTTTATCCCGACCAACAAGCAATTGTTATAGTGATAGACATAGCTTACAACTTATATTCTATCGACCAACTCATTGACGCATACAAAAAGAAAATGAAAAGGAATCATGAAAGACAAGATGGAACAGCAGACGCAGGAAAAGGATACGTGTAAAGACATATTAGATCGAGTCAAGGAGGTTTTGGGGAAGTGACACAATACTTAGTCACAACATTCAAAGATTCAACAGGACTACCACACGAACATTTTACTGTGGCTAGAGATAATCAGACGTTTACAGTTGTTGAGGCGGAGAGTAAAGAAGAAGCGAAAGAGAAATATGAGTCACAAAATACACCTATTGTTTACTACACTAATAATTCTAAAGTGACCTTATTCGAAAGACCTAGTGAAGAAGTATTAGGTTCTTTGTTCGAAAAGAAATAAAATCATTAAAGAGGGGAGATAATAATGTTTAATACACCTAAAATGAAATTACCAGAAAAGCACACCGAGGTATTTAAGACGTATAAAAATGGAACGCCAGAAGAAAAAGCTGAGATTGAAGGCTGTTTTATTAAAACTGTTAAAGATGAAGATAGTGAATTTTACAGCCCTATGTTAGCCAGTCTAAATGAACAACAGTTAAAGAGTATGTTGAGACAGGTACTTTTTTTGATTGATACAGGAGATGACAATGATGATTAAACAAATATTAAGACTAATATTCTTACTAGCAATGTATGAGCTAGGTAAGTATGTAACGGAGCAAGTATATATTATGATGACGGCTAATGATGATGTAGAGGTGCCGAGTGACTTCGCAAAGTTTAGTGATCAGTCTGATTTGATGAGGGCGGAGGTGTCAGAGTAGATGATGTGGGAAATAGTTGCTATCGGTATCCTTATATTAATTACATTACTTTATGTAATATATACAGACAAAATTGAAGTGAGGGAGAAGATTGATGAATTAAAGCATGACATAAAAAGGAATGAAAAATTATTTGAAAATTATAAGAAAGAAAACAGACCAATCGAATATATTGTTGAGTTATATGATGGTGTGTATTTACAAGAAGAATATACAGGAGCATTTTCGAAAATGATAACACTTACTACAACTAGCAATGTTTTTGAAGCTAAATCATATGACAATTTATTTTTAGCTAAAATAGATGCTGAATTTCTGAGTGGTCGTGTATTAAAATATAAGCCGAATTTAGAGGTGATTGAATAGATGATGTGGTTCATCATAGCAATTATATTACTAGTCATCTTATTGTTTGGTGTAATGTTGCAAGCTGAACAGTTAAAAGGCGATGTGAAAGTTAAAGAGCGAGAGATAGAGATATTAAGAAGTAGATTGAGACACTTTGAAGATTAAACATATTTGTACGGAGGGTATTCATGACTAAAAAGAAATACGGATTAAAATTATCAACAGTTCGAAAGTTAGAAGATGAGTTGTGTGATTATCCTAATTATCATAAGCAACTCGAAGATTTAAGAAGTGAAATAATGACACCGTGGATTCCAACAGATACAAATATAGGCGGGGAGTTTGTACCGTCTAATACATCGAAAACAGAAATGGCAGTAACTAATTATCTTTGTAGTATACGAAGAGGTAAAATTCTTGAGTTTAAGAGTGCGATTGAACGTATAATTAACACATCAAGTAGGAAAGAACGGGAATTCATTCAAGAGTATTATTTTAATAAAAAGACTTTAATTGTGGTTTGTTATGACATACACATCTCTGAAAGTACAGCGCATAGAATCAAGAAGAAAATAGTCTCTAAACTAGCCGAAGAATTAGGGGAATACTAAAATTGACAGTAAAATGACAGTTTTTGACACCTAAAACGAGATATTATGATATTGTAAGAATTATCTTAACACGTGGGGTAATAGCCACATTAGATGTTCTCATCGATGTGATTGAGAAGTGACAAACATATAAAAGTTGATATGTTACGCTATTAATCACTTACTACCTGCCTATATGGTGGGTAGTTTAATTCTTGCATTTTGAGTCATAACTATTTTCCTCCTTTCACATTTATTGAACGTAGCTCCTGCACAAGATGTAGGAGCATTTTTATATTTAAATAACTAGAGTAATTAACGTAAAGGCGTGTGATACAGTGAAAACAATTGATTAAATTAACACCGAAGCAAGAAAAGTTTGTATTAGGACTCATCGAGGGCAAGAGCCAACGCAAAGCATATATTGACGCAGGGTATTCGACTAAAGGCAAAAGTGATAATTATATAGATAGCCGAGCTTTTGAGTTGAGTAAGAATAGTGCGGTTTTAGATAGGTATGAAGAATTGCGTCAAGAAGCAGCTGAACAATCAAAATGGACACGCCAAAAGGCTTTTGAAGAATATGAGTGGTTAAAGAATGTAGCTAAGAACGATATTGAAGTAGAGGGAGTGAAGAAAGCGACAGCTGATGCATTCCTCGCTAGTTTAGATGGTATGAATAGAATGACGTTAGGTAACGAAGTTTTAGCTAACAAGAAAATAGAAACTGAAATTAAGATGCTTGAGAAGAAGATTGAACAAATAGATAAAGGTGACAGTGGAACAGAAGATAAAATCAAACAACTTCACGACGCAATAACGGAAGTGATCCTCAATGAATAAACTTAAATCTTTATATACGGACAAACAAATTGAAATATTGAAGCAAACGCAAAAACAAGATTGGTTTATGTTAATTAATCACGGAGCTAAGCGTACAGGTAAAACAATATTAAATAATGACTTATTTTTACGCGAGTTAATGCGTGTGCGAAAGATAGCAGACGAAGAAGGAATTGAGACACCTCAATATATACTTGCTGGTGCAACATTAGGTACGATTCAAAAAAACGTACTAATAGAGTTAACTAACAAATATGGCATTGAGTTTAATTTTGATAAATATAATTCATTCATGTTATTTGGCGTTCAAGTGGTTCAGACAGGTCACAGTAAAGTAAGTGGTATAGGAGCTATACGTGGTATGACATCGTTTGGTGCATATATCAATGAAGCGTCGTTAGCGCATGAAGAGGTGTTTGACGAGATTAAGTCACGTTGTAGTGGAACTGGTGCAAGAATATTGGTAGATACCAACCCTGACCATCCCGAGCATTGGTTGTTGAAAGATTATATTGAAAATACAGATCCTAAAGCAGGTATACTGAGTCACCAATTTAAGCTCGATGACAATAACTTTCTTAATGATAGATATAAAGAGTCTATTAAGGCTTCAACACCATCAGGTATGTTCTATGAACGTAATATCAACGGTATGTGGGTGTCTGGTGACGGTGTAGTATATGCCGACTTTGATTTGAATGAGAATACGATTAAAGCAGATGAACTGGACGACATACCTATCAAAGAATACTTTGCTGGTGTCGACTGGGGTTACGAGCACTATGGATCTATTGTGTTAATAGGACGAGGTATAGATGGTAACTTTTATTTTATTGAGGAGCACGCACACCAATTTAAGTTTATTGATGATTGGGTGGTTATTGCAAAAGATATTGTAAGTAGATATGGCAATATTAATTTTTACTGCGATACTGCACGACCTGAATACATCACTGAATTTAGAAGACATAGATTACGTGCAATTAACGCTGATAAAAGTAAACTATCGGGTGTAGAGGAAGTTGCTAAGTTGTTCAAACAAAACAAGTTACTTGTTCTTTATGATAATATGGATAGGTTTAAGCAAGAGGTATTTAAATATGTTTGGCACCCTACAAACGGAGAGCCTATAAAAGAATTTGATGACGTGTTGGACTCGTTAAGATATGCCATATACACACATACTAAACCTGAACGATTAAGGAGGGGGAAATGACATTGTATAAGTTAATAGATGATATTGAAGCACAAGGAATATTGCCTAAGCATATTGAGGCTCTAATAGAGTCACATAAAGACGATAGAGAGAGAATGGTTAATCTCTATAATAGATACAAGACACATATTGACTATGTACCAATATTCAAACGTCGACCAATTGAAGAAAAAGAAGATTTTGAAACTGGTGGAAATGTAAGGCGATTAGACGTGTCTGTTAATAACAAACTTAACAACTCTTTTGACAGCGAAATTGTTGATACACGTGTTGGTTATTTACATGGTGTTCCTGTTACTTATGATTTAGATGAAAACGCAGAAAAAAACGAAAAGTTGAAAAAGTTTATAACCAACTTTGCCATTAGAAATAGTGTTGATGATGAGGATTCTGAAATAGGTAAAATGGCAGCAATTTGCGGATATGGTGCTAGGTTAGCATATATTGATACGAATGGTGATATTAGGATTAAGAATATAGATCCCTATAATGTTATTTTTGTTGGCGACAATATTTTAGAACCTACATACTCATTGCGCTACTTTTATGAAAAAGATGATGATAATGGCACTGATTATGTGTACGCAGAGTTTTACGATAATACTTATTATTATGTATTTCGAGGAGAAGGTATTGACGCTTTGCAAGAAGTTGGACGATATGAACATTTATTTGATTACAATCCATTGTTTGGTGTACCTAACAACAAAGAGATGATAGGAGATGCTGAAAAGGTTATTCACTTAATTGACGCATATGATTTAACAATGAGCGATGCATCAAGTGAGATTAGTCAGACACGTTTAGCATACCTTGTGTTACGCGGTATGGGTATGAGTGAAGAAATGATTCAAGAAACACAAAAGAGTGGCGCATTTGAGTTGTTCGACAAAGATATGGACGTTAAATACTTAACAAAAGATGTAAATGACACAATGATTGAGAACCATTTAGATCGAATCGAAAAGAATATCATGCGTTTTGCAAAGTCAGTAAACTTTAATTCTGACGAGTTTAACGGAAATGTACCTATCATTGGAATGAAACTTAAACTTATGGCTTTAGAGAACAAGTGTATGACGTTTGAGCGTAAGATGACAGCTATGTTGAGGTATCAATTCAAAGTTATTTTATCTGCATTAAAGCGTAAAGGGTACAACTTGGATGATGATAGTTATTTAAACCTGATATTTAAGTTCACTCGTAACATTCCAGTTAATAAGTTAGAAGAATCACAAGTGCTAATTAACCTGAAGGGACAAGTTTCAGAACGAACAAGGTTAGGACAATCACAACTAGTTGATGATGTTGATTACGAATTAGACGAAATGGAAAAAGAAAGTCTTGAATTTAATGACAAATTACCTGACATAGATGAAGGTGACGCAAATGACAAATCCCAAAATAACCAATCAGAATGATATTGATGAGTATATCGAGGGTTTAATCTCTAAAGCAGAAAAACCAATAGAACAACTATTTGCTAATCGACTTAAAGAGATAAAACAAATCATCGCAGATATGTTTGAGAAATATCAAAATGATGATGTGTATGTTACATGGACTGAATTCAATAAATACAACAGGCTCAATAAGGAGTTAACTCGTATAGGTACAATGTTGACTGATGACTATAGGCAAGTAGCTAAGATGATTCAGAAGTCACAAGAAGATGCTTATATAGAAAAATTCCTTATGAGCCTTTATTTATATGAAATGGCGAGTCAAACATCTATGCAGTTTGATGTTCCGAGTAAAGAGGTAATCAAATCAGCTATTGAACAACCTATTGAGTTCATTCGTTTAATGCCAACACTACAAAAACATCGTGATGAAGTATTGAAAAAGATACGTATGCACATTACACAAGGTATTATGAGTGGAGAGGGTTACTCTAAGATAGCTAAAGCAATACGTGATGATGTCGGCATGTCTAAAGCTCAATCATTGCGTGTGGCTCGTACAGAAGCAGGCAGAGCAATGTCACAAGCTGGACTTGATAGCGCAATGGTTGCTAAAGATAACGGTTTGAAGATGAAGAAACGTTGGCATGCTACTAAAGATACACGAACACGTGATACTCATCGTCATTTAGATGGGGAATCAGTGGAAATAGACCAAAACTTTCAATCAAGTGGATGTGTTGGACAGGCACCCAAGCTATTTATCGGTGTAAACAGTGCGAAAGAGAATATTAATTGTCGTTGTAAATTACTCTATTACATTGATGAAGATGAATTACCAACTGTGATGAGAGTGCGTAATGATGATGGTGAAAACGAAGTTATACCATTCATGACTTATCGTGAGTGGGAGAAATATAAGCGAAAAGGTGGTAATTGATATGGATTTTAAAATAAAAGTAAATGTTGATACTGGCGAAGCTATAGAAAAGTTAGAACACATTAAATCCTTGTACGAAGAGATAATAGAGTTACAAAACGAAAAAGTTGTTGTAAACGTAACAGTTAAAAATGAAGCTGATTTAGATATGGTTAAAACATCTATTAGCGAAGAAAATGCTAAAAATAATGATTTCACACTTTTTTAGTTGTCTCTTTGCTACTCGACCTTAGCATGTCGTTAAACTGCTTTTTATTATGCACTTTTCGGACTGTTAGGGTACGCGAAGGGCAAAAAGGAGTTTTGATATATGAATATCGAAGAAGTTAAGTCTTTTTTTGAAGAACACAAAGACGATAAAGAAGTAAAAGATTATCTAAACGGACTTAAGACGGTGTCTGTTGATGACGTTAAAGGCTTTTTAGATACAGAAGAAGGTAAACGATTCATTCAACCTGAATTAGATCGTTATCATTCGAAAGGATTAGAATCATGGAAAGAGAAAAATCTTGAGGATCTAATCGAACAAGAAGTACGGAAGCGTAATCCTGAGCAATCAGAAGAACAAAAACGTATTAGTGCTCTTGAACAAGAGTTAGAAAAACGCGACGCAGAGGCAAAACGTGAGAAGTTAAGAAGTAACGCGCTAGGTAAAGCGCAGGAACTAAATTTACCAACATCCTTAGTTGATAGATTTTTAGGCGATTCTGATGAAGATACTGAGCAAAACTTAAAAGCTTTAAAAGAAACTTTTGACAAGTATGTTCAAAAAGGTGTTGAGTCTAAATTTAAATCGAGTGGAAGAGATGTTAAAGAATCACGAAATCAAGATTTAGACCCTTCAAATGTAAAGTCCATTGAAGAAATGGCGAAAGAAATCAATATTAGAAAATAAAGTGAGGTAATAAAATATGGCAACTCCAACATACACGCCAGGCAATGTTATTTTATCGGATTTTAAAAACGGCGTTATTCCAGCAGAACAAGGTACTTTAATCATGAAAGACATTATGGCTAATTCAGCAATTATGAAATTAGCTAAAAATGAGCCAATGACAGCACAAAAGAAAAAATTTACTTACTTAGCAAAAGGTGTAGGCGCCTACTGGGTATCAGAAACGGAACGTATTCAAACTTCTAAGCCTGAATATGCACAAGCAGAAATGGAAGCTAAGAAAATTGGTGTAATTATTCCGTTATCAAAAGAGTTTCTTAAATGGACTGCAAAAGATTTCTTTAATGAGGTTAAACCTCTAATTGCAGAGGCATTTTACAAAGCGTTTGACCAAGCTGTTATCTTTGGTACTAAATCACCTTACAACACTTCAACTAGTGGTAAACCGCTTGTTGAAGGCGCAGAAGAGAAAGGTAACGTTGTTACAGATACTAATAATTTATACGTAGACCTTTCGGCATTAATGGCTACTATTGAAGATGAAGAGTTAGATCCAAACGGAGTATTAACTACACGTTCATTCAGAAGTAAAATGCGTAATGCTTTAGATGCTAATGACAGACCATTATTTGATGCTAACGGGAACGAGATTATGGGATTACCACTATCTTATACTGGAGCGGATGTATACGACAAAAAGAAATCGTTAGCACTAATGGGTGATTGGGATTACGCACGTTACGGTATCTTACAAGGTATTGAGTATGCAATTTCTGAAGATGCCACGTTAACGACGTTACAAGCATCAGATGCTTCTGGCCAACCAGTATCATTATTTGAACGTGATATGTTCGCTTTACGTGCGACGATGCATATTGCATACATGAACGTTAAACCAGAAGCGTTCGCAACGCTTAAACCAACTGAATAGGAGGAGATATGATGGCTAATCCTGCAGAAGAGATTAAGGTAAAAAAAGACAATATGACTATTACTGTTACAAAGAAGGCATTTGACTCTTATTACAGTCTTGTCGGTTACAAAGAGGTTAAATCACGTCGTACTACGTCTGATAAGAGCGAGTGATAAAAATGACTCTTTATGAAGATGTTAAACTTTTACTCAAGAAAAATGGAATGGAAGTTAAAAGTGATGAAGAAGAAATATTTAAGATGGAAGTTGACGGAATACTAGAAGATGTTAGGGATATAACAAACAATGATTTTATGAAAGATGGTCAAGTCATTTATCCTTACTCAATCAAAAAGTATGTCGCAGACGTCCTAGAGTATTATCAACGACCTGAAGTTAAAAAGAATTTAAAGTCAAGAAGTATGGGGACAGTGTCGTACACTTATAACGATGGTGTCCCTGATTACATTAGTGGAGTATTAAACAGGTATAAACGAGCAAAGTTTCATCCGTTTAAACCAATAAGGTAGAGGTGTTGTTTGTGTTTAACCCATACGACGAATTCCCTCACACTATTTCTATTGGAAGTATCAAAAAAGTAGGAGAGTATCCAATTATACAAGAGCGCTTTGTAAGCGATAAAACAATTAAAGGATTTATGGATACGCCTACTACATCTGAACAACTAAAATTTCATCAAATGTCACAAGAATATGACAGAAACCTATATGTACCTTATGACTTGCCAATATCTAAAAACAATTTATTTGAGTATGAGGGTAGAATCTTTAGTATTGAAGGTGATTCTGTAGATCAGGGCGGACAACATGAAATTAAGTTACTACGACTTAAGCAGGTGCCATATGGCAAAAGTTAAGTACGGTGCTGATAGCATGGTTGTTGAATTGGATAAGTTCGATAAGAAAATAGAAAAGTGGGTTAAAAAAGGTATCGCTAAAACAACGATGAAGATATATAACACTGCTGTAGCATTAGCTCCTGCTGACTTAGGATTTTTGAAAGAAAGTATAGACTTTCGATTTGAGAACAACGGTCTAACAGGAGTTATCAATGTAGGTGCAGAATATAGTGTTTATGTTGAGTACGGCACAGGTATTTATGCCACTAAAGGTAGTCGCGCTAAAAAGATACCGTGGAGTTATAAAGACGCTAACGGTAAATGGCATACTACTAAAGGACAAGCGCCACAGCCGTTTTGGAACCCTGCAATTGACGCAGGACGCAAGACATTCGAGCAGTATTTTTCATAGAGGTGGTTAAATATGTGGGTATCAGTTGAACCTGAACTTACAAATCAAATATATAAAAGATTAATCTCAGACCCTAACATTAACAAAATAGTTGGTGATAGGGTCTTTGACGTTGTTCAAGATGACGCTGTTTACCCATATATTGTTGTGGGTGAATCAAACGTCACTAACAACGAATCTAGTGCAACAATGAGAGAAACAGTTGGTATTGTCATACATGTGTATTCACAGTTTGCTACACAATACGAGGCTAAGCTCATTTTAAGCGCAATAGGCTATGTGCTAAACAGGACTATAGAGATAGAAAATTACGAATTCCAATATAGCCGTATCGATAGTCAAGCAGTATTCCCTGATATAGACAGGTTTACTAAGCATGGCACGATACGGCTTTTATTTAAGTACAGACATAAAAAGAAAAACGAAGGAGTGTATTAAATGGCGCAAAAAAACTATTTAGCAGTTGTACGTCCAGCTGAAACTGACTTAGATCCAGTAGAATCTTTATTATTAGCTGACTTACAAGAAGGTGGACATACGATTGAAAATGATTTAGCTGAAATAGTACGAGGCGGTAAAACGGACTATTCTCCCAATGCAATGTCAGAATCATTTAAATTAACAATTGGTAATGTGCCTGGAGATAAAGGAATTGAAGCAGTGAAACACGCTGTACAAACAGGTGGACAGTTGCGTATATGGCTTTATGAGCGTAATAAACGTGCAGACGGTAAACATCACGGAATGTTTGGTTATGTTGTTCCAGAATCATTTGAAATGTCGTTTGATGATGAAAGTGACAAAATCGAACTATCATTAAAAGTTAAATGGAATACAGCAGAAGGTGCTGAAGATAACTTGCCGAAAGAGTGGTTTGAAGCTGCAGGTGCGCCTACAGTTGAATACGAAAAATTCGGCGAAAAAGTCGGAACATTCGAGAATCAAAAGAAAGCTAGTGTTGTATCTGATTCACACACGGAAGACCATTCTATGTAAACTAATAGATCAAGGGGGCGTAAGCTCCCTATTTTTTTATAAAAAAATTGAAAAGAGGTATATATTTTGACTGAATTTAATCCAATTACAACATTAAAAATTAATGACGGAGAAAAAGATTACGAAGTAGAAGCAAAAGTAACATTTGCATTTGACCGAAAAGCTGAAAAATTCTCAGAAGATAGCGAAGATGGGAGAAAAGGAGCAATGCCAGGATTCAATGTTATCTTTAACGGTTTGCTAGAATCTAGAAACAAAGCGATTTTACAATTTTGGGAATGTGCTACTGCTTATTTAAAAAACCCACCAACTCGAGAACAATTAGAAAAAGCAATTGATGATTTCATCACTGAAAACGAGGATACTTTGCCGTTATTACAAGGGGCTTTGGACAAACTTAACAATAGTGGTTTTTTCAAGAGGGAGAGTCGCTCGTACTGGATGACATTGAACAAAGCACCGAATATGGCCAAAAGCGAGGACAAAGAAATGACGAAAGCAGGCATAGAAATGATGAAAGAGAATTACAAGGAAATCATGGGCGCAGAACCTTACACGATTACTCAAAAATAAGGCAACTGACAGCTAGATATTTAGGATATATCCCTGAACATGAATTGTTAGCACTAACACCTGCTGAATGGCGTGATTGGCTTATTGGTGGTCAGGATAGGTACCTAGATCAAAGACAATTATTAATTGAACAAGCACAAGCTAACGGCTTAGTACAAGCTTCTAAGAGGCTAACTAGTATGATTCGTGACATTGAGAAACAACGTTACGAAATAAGAGAACCTGGTAGCTATGCTCGTGTACAAAAAGTTAGATTAGAAGAAGAAAAAAGAAGACGTGAACTCTTCAAAGAAGGTACAAGAAAGTTCCTTGAATCGAAAGGAGGTTAGCCTTTGGATACTCATTTTATGGCAAAGATTATGGCCAATATTAGAGATTTCCAAAGCAACGTAAGGAAAGCTCAACGATTAGCAAAGACGTCTGTACCAAACGAAATTGAAACAGATGTAAAAGCAGATATTTCAAGATTCCAAAGAGCTTTACAACGCGCTAAAGCTATGGCGCAAAAATGGCGTGAACATAACGTTAAAATAGATGGTAATAATTCACCGTTAAAACGTGCAATTGCTAGTGCAAAAACGATGTTGGCCACGTTACACAACAAAACAATAAAAGTTAATTTCGATACGAGAGGTATGACAAAAACCCAAATTTTAACTAAGGCACTGAATCAGTCCTTAACTGATTATAGTGAGAAAATGGACGCGCTAGCTACTAAAATTCGTACATTTGGTACAATTTTTGCACAACAAGTTAAAGGCTTAATGATTGCTAGTATACAAGCATTGATACCAGTGATTGCCGGGTTAGTACCTGCAATAATGGCAGTACTTAATGCGGTTGGTGTATTAGGTGGTGGCGTTTTAGGTTTAGTTGGCGCATTCTCTGTCGCAGGTCTTGGAGTTGTTGGCTTTGGTGCAATGGCTATTAGCGCTCTTAAAATGGTTGAAGATGGAACATTGGCAGTAACAAAAGAAGTTCAAAACTTTAGAGATGCGAGCGATCAGTTAAAAACTACATGGCGTGATATTGTTAAAGAGAATCAAGCAAGTATCTTTAATGCGATGTCAGCAGGTATCAGAGGTGTTACAAGTGCGATGTCTCAATTAAAACCATTCTTATCCGAAGTATCTATGCTGGTTGAAGCAAGCGCACGCAAGTTTGAGGATTGGGTTAAACATTCTGAAACAACTAAGAAAGCGTTTGAAGCATTGAATAGCATAGGTGGCGCAATCTTCGGAGATTTATTGAACGCTGCAGGAAGATTTGGCGACGGATTAATTAACATTTTCACTCAATTAATGCCGTTGTTCAAATTTGTGTCTCAAGGACTACAGAACATGTCTATAGCTTTCCAAAATTGGGCTAATAGTGTGGCTGGTCAGAATGCTATTAAAGCGTTTATTGACTACACTACCACTAACTTACCTAAGATTGGTCAGATATTTGGCAATGTGTTCGCTGGTATTGGTAATTTAATGATTGCTTTTGCTCAAAACAGTTCTAACATTTTTGACTGGTTAGTTAAATTAACTTCTCAATTTAGAGCATGGTCAGAACAAGTAGGACAATCACAAGGATTTAAAGACTTTATCAGTTACGTTCAAGAGAATGGTCCTACTATTATGCAGTTAATCGGTAATATCGTAAAAGCGTTAGTGGCATTTGGTACTGCAATGGCTCCTATAGCTAGTAAATTACTAGATTTCATTACTAATTTAGCTGGATTTATCGCCAAACTATTCGAAGCACACCCAGCAGTCGCTCAAATTATCGGTGTTATCGGTATTTTAGGTGGCGTATTTTGGGCTTTAATGGCTCCGATCGCAGCTGTTAGCAGTGTGTTAAGTAATGTGTTTAGTATGACTTTATTGAATGTTGTCAAAAGAATACTGGATTTAACTAGAATAACTGGGGTGGTAAGTAAAGCGTTCGGTTTATTGACTGGTGCTTTCACAAGTATTTCTTGGCCAATATTAGCAGTAGTTGCAGTCATTGGTGTATTCATTGGTATTCTTGTTTATTTATGGAAAACAAACGAGAATTTCAGAAAAACAATAACAGAAGCTTGGAACGGTATTAAAACAGCAGTTTCCGGTGCGATTCAAGGTGTAGTAGATTGGTTAACTCAATTGTGGGGCAAAATTCAATCAACATTACAGCCAATCATGCCTATATTACAAGTATTAGGACAAGTATTCATGCAAGTTTTAGGTGTTTTGGTAATAGGCATTATTACAAATGTTATGAATATCGTACAAGGTTTGTGGACGTTAATTACAATTGCGTTCCAAGCCATAGGAACAGTGATATCCGTAGCAGTCCAAATCATAGTAGGTTTATTCACTGCTTTAATTCAGTTGCTTACTGGCGACTTCTCAGGTGCTTGGGAGACTATTAAAACTACGGTTACCAATGTACTTGATACGATTTGGCAATACATGCAATCAGTTTGGGAGTCAATTATCGGCTTTTTAACTGGCGTAATGAATCGAACGCTTTCAATGTTTGGTACAAGTTGGTCACAGATATGGAGTACAATCACTAATTTTGTTAGCAGTATTTGGAACACTGTTACAAGTTGGTTCAGTCGTGTTGCTTGGAGTGTGGCTGAAAAAATGGGACAAGCATTAAACTTTATTATCACAAAAGGTTCTGAATGGGTTTCTAACATTTGGAATACAGTTACAAGTTTCGCGAGTAAAGTAGCTGATGGGTTTAAAAGAGTTGTCTCAAATGTAGGTGACGGTATGAGTGATGCACTTGGTAAGATTAAAAGTTTCTTCAGTGATTTCTTAAATGCCGGAGCGGAATTAATCGGCAAAGTAGCTGAGGGTGTAGCCAATGCTGCGCACAAAGTAGTCAGCGCGGTAGGCGATGCGATTTCATCAGCTTGGGACTCTGTAACTTCATTCGTAAGTGGACACGGTGGAGGTAGTAGCTTAGGTAAAGGTTTAGCGGTATCACAAGCAAAAGTAATTGCTACAGACTTTGGCAGTGCCTTTAATAAAGAGCTATCCTCTACTTTGACAGATAGTATAGTAAATCCTGTAAGTACTTCTATAGACAGACACATGACTAGCGATGTTCAACATAGCTTAAAAGAAAATAATAGACCTATTGTGAATGTAACGATTAGAAATGAGGGCGACCTTGATTTAATTAAATCACGCATTGATGACATGAACGCTATAGACGGAAGTTTCAACTTATTATAAGGGAGGTTTGTTAGTTGATAGCGCACGATATAGAAGTAATAAGGAATGGTTCACAGTATCGCGTCAGTGACAATCCTTTCACTTATAATCACTTGGAAGTAGTTGAATATAACGTTACAGGCGCAGGATATCATCGTAACTATTCTGATATAGAGGGTATTGATGGTAGATTTCATAATTACGCTAAAGAAGAACTTAAAAAAGTAGAGATTAAGATAAGGTATAAAGTACCTAAAATTGCTTATGCTTCACATTTAAAGTCAGACGTCCAAGCACTATTTGCTGGACGTTTTTATTTAAGGGAATTAGCTACACCAGACAATTCAATTAAGTATGAGCATATATTAGATATACCAAAAGACAAACAAGCATTTGAGCTTGATTATGTTGATGGACGACAACTTTTTGTAGGACTAGTAAGTGAAGTTTCTTTTGACACAACACAAACATCAGGGGAATTTTCTTTGTCGTTTGAAACAACCGAACTACCATACTTTGAAAGTGTCGGTTATAGTACTGATCTTGAAAGTAATAACGACCCTGAAAAATGGTCGGTACCTGATAGATTGCCTACAAACGAAGGTGATAAGAGGCGTCAAATGACATTTTACAACACTAACTCAGGAGAAGTTTATTATAACGGTGATGTTCCTTTAACACAGTTTAATCAGTTTAATGTTGTTGAAATAGAGTTAGCTGAAGATGTTAAAGCTAATGATAAGGATGGATTCACTTTCTATACAGATAAAGGAAATATCTCAGTTATTAAGGAAGTTGATTTAAAAGCCGGAGATAAAATAATCTTCGACGGTAAACATACCTATAGAGGTTGTTTAAATATAGATTCTTTTAATAAAACTTTAGAACAACCGGTTTTATATCCAGGCTGGAATCGATTCAAGTCTAATAAAGTAATGAAACAAATTACATTTAGACACAAATTATATTTTAGATAAGGAGTAGCCTATGCCAATTTTATTAAAAAGTCTACAGGGTGTAGGGCACGCTATTAATGTTAGTACAAAGGTAAGTAAAAAGCTAAATGAAGATAGTTCTTTGGATCTAACTATTATCGAGAACGCGAGTACGTTTGACGCAATAGGTGCTATAACTAAAATGTGGACGATCACTCATGTTGAAGGTGAAGATGATTTCAACGAATATGTAATTGTCATACTTGATAAGTCTACTATTGGCGAAAAAATAAGGCTTGATATCAAAGCTAGGCAAAAAGAACTTGATGACCTTAACAATTCTAGGATTTACCAAGAGTATAACGAAAGTTTTACAGGCGTTGAGTTCTTCAATACTGTCTTTAAAGGAACGGGTTATAAGTATGTATTACATCCAAAAGTAGATGCATCTAAATTCGAGGGATTAGGCAAAGGAGATACACGATTAGAAATCTTTAAAAAAGGACTTGAGCGTTATCATCTCGAATATGAATACGATGCAAAGACTAAAACGTTTCATTTGTATGATGAATTATCTAAGTTTGCCAATTATTACATTAAAGCTGGTGTGAATGCTGATAACGTCAAAATACAAGAAGATGCATCTAAATGTTATACCTTTATTAAAGGTTATGGTGATTTTGATGGACAACAGACTTTTGCAGAAGCGGGACTACAAATTGAATTCACTCATCCATTAGCACAATTGATAGGTAAAAGAGAAGCGCCACCGCTTGTTGATGGACGTATTAAAAAAGAAGATAGTTTAAAAAAAGCAATGGAGTTATTGATAAAGAAAAGTGTCACTGCTTCTATTTCCTTAGACTTTGTAGCGTTACGTGAACATTTCCCAGAAGCTAACCCTAAAATAGGTGATGTTGTTAGAGTGGTGGATTCTGCCATAGGATATAACGACTTAGTGAGAATAGTCGAAATCACTACACATAGAGATGCGTACAATAATATCACTAAGCAAGATGTAGTATTAGGAGACTTTACAAGGCGTAATCGTTATAACAAAGCAGTTCATGATGCTGCAAATTATGTTAAAAGCGTAAAATCTACAAAATCCGACCCATCTAAAGAACTAAAAGCATTAAACGCAAAAGTTAACGCAAGTTTATCTATAAATAATGAATTGGTTAAGCAGAATGAAAAAATAAACGCTAAAGTCGATAAGATGAATACTAAAACAGTTACAACTGCTAATGGTACGATCATGTACGACTTTACTAGTCAATCAAGTATAAGAAACATCAAATCAATTGGAACGATTGGCGACTCTGTAGCTAGAGGGTCGCACGCAAAAACTAATTTCACAGAAATGTTAGGCAAGAAATTGAAAGCTAAAACGACTAATCTTGCAAGAGGTGGCGCAACAATGGCAACAGTTCCAATAGGTAAAGAAGCGGTAGAAAACAGCATTTATAGACAAGCAGAGCAAATAAGAGGAGACCTAATCATATTACAAGGCACTGATGATGACTGGTTACATGGTTATTGGGCAGGCGTACCGATAGGCACTGATAAAACGGATACAAAAACGTTTTACGGTGCCTTTTGTTCTGCAATTGAAGTTATTAGAAAGAATAATCCAGATTCAAAAATACTAGTGATGACAGCTACAAGACAATGCCCTATGAGTGGTACAACAATACGCCGTAAAGACACGGACAAAAACAAACTAGGGTTAACACTTGAGGACTATGTAAACGCTCAAATATTAGCTTGTAGTGAGTTAGATGTACCAGTGTTTGACGCATATCACACAGATTACTTTAAGCCATACAATCCAGCTTTTAGGAAAGCGAGCATGGAGGACGGCTTACACCCTAACGAAAAAGGTCACGAGGTTATTATGTACGAGTTAATCAAGGATTATTACAGTTTTTACGACTAAAGGAGGCAACCAATGGCTTACGGATTAATTACAAGTTTACATTCAATGACAGGTCGGAAAATAGTTGCTCAACATGAGTATAACTATCGCTTGTTAGATGAAGGTATGAGCAAACTTGAGAAAATGTTTATATACCATCAAAAAGAAGAAATATACGCACACTCAGCGAAACAAATTAAATACTTGAATGACAGTGTTGAAGATTATTTAACGTATTTAAATGGCCGTTTTAGCAATATGATTCTAGGCCATAACGGCGACGGTATCAATGAAGTAAAAGACGCGCGTATTGATAATACAGGTTATGGTCATAAGACATTGCAAGATCGTTTGTATCATGATTATTCAACACTAGATGCTTTCACTAAAAAGGTTGAGAAAGCTGTAGATGAACACTATAAAGAATATCGAGCGACAGAATACCGATTCGAACCAAAAGAGCAAGAACCGGAATTTATCACTGATTTATCGCCATATACAAATGCAGTAATGCAATCATTTTGGGTAGACCCTAGAACGAAAATTATTTATATGACGCAAGCTCGTCCAGGTAATCATTACATGTTATCTAGATTGAAGCCCAACGGACAATTTATTGATAGATTGCTTGTTAAAAACGGCGGTCACGGTACACACAATGCGTATAGATACATTGATGGAGAATTATGGATTTATTCAGCTGTATTGGACAGTAACAAAAACAACAAGTTTGTACGTTTCCAATATAGAACTGGAGAAATAACTTATGGTAATGAAATGCAAGATGTCATGCCGAATATATTTAACGACAGATATACGTCAGCGATTTATAATCCTATAGAAAATTTAATGATTTTCAGACGTGAATATAAAGCTTCTGAAAGACAAGCTAAGAATTCATTGAATTTCATTGAAGTAAGAAGTGCTGAGGATATTGATAAAGGTATAGACAAAGTATTGTATCAAATGGATATACCTATGGAATACACTTCAGATACACAACCTATGCAAGGTATCACTTATGATGCAGGTATCTTATATTGGTATACAGGTGATTCGAATACAGCCAACCCTAACTACTTACAAGGTTTCGATATAAAAACAAAAGAATTGTTATTTAAACGACGTATCGATATTGGCGGTGTGAATAATAACTTTAAAGGAGACTTCCAAGAAGCTGAGGGTCTAGATATGTATTACGATCTAGAAACAGGACGTAAAGCACTTTTAATAGGGGTAACTATTGGACCTGGTAATAACAGACATCACTCAATTTATTCTATCGGCCAAAGAGGTGTTAACCAATTCTTAAAAAACATTGCACCTCAAGTATCGATGACTGATTCAGGTGGACGTGTTAAACCGTTACCAATACAGAACCCAGCATATCTAAGTGATATTACGGAAGTTGGTCATTACTATATCTATACGCAAGACACACAAAATGCGTTAGATTTCCCGTTACCGAAAGCGTTTAGAGATGCAGGTTGGTTCTTTGATGTACTGCCTGGACACTATAATGGCGCTCTAAGACAAGTACTTACCAGAAACAGCACAGGTAGAAATATGCTTAAATTCGAACGTGTCATTGACATTTTCAATAAGAAAAACAACGGAGCATGGAATTTCTGTCCGCAAAACGCCGGTTATTGGGAACATATCCCTAAGAATATTACAAAATTATCAGATTTAAAAATCGTTGGTTTAGATTTCTATATCACTACTGAAGAATCAAAACGATTTACTGATTTTCCTAAAGACTTTAAAGGTATTGCAGGTTGGATATTAGAAGTAAAATCGAATACACCAGGTAACACAACACAAGTATTAAGACGTAATAACTTCCCGTCTGCACATCAATTTTTAGTTAGAAACTTTGGTACTGGTGGCGTTGGTAAATGGAGTTTATTCGAGGGAAAGGTGGTTGAATAATGGTAGTAGATAATTTTTCGAAAGATGATAACTTAATCGAGTTACAAACAACATCACAATATAATCCGGTTATTGACACAAACATCAGTTTCTATGAATCAGATAGAGGAACTGGTGTTTTAAATTTTGCAGTAACTAAGAATAACAGACCGTTATCTATAAGTTCTGAACATGTTAAAACATCTATCGTGTTAAAAACCGATGATTATAACGTAGATAGAGGCGCTTATATTTCAGACGAATTAACGATAGTAGACGCAATTAATGGGCGTTTGCAGTATGTGATACCGAATGAATTTTTAAAACATTCAGGCAAGGTGCATGCTCAGGCATTCTTTACACAAAACGGGAGTAATAATGTTGTTGTTGAACGTCAATTTAGCTTCAATATTGAAAATGATTTAGTTAGTGGGTTTGATGGTATAACAAAGCTTGTTTATATCAAATCTATTCAAGATACTATCGAAGCAGTCGGTAAAGACTTTAACCAATTAAAGCAAAATATGGCTGATACACAAACGTTAATAGCAAAAGTGAATGATAGTGCGACAAAAGGCATTCAACAAATCGAAATCAAGCAAAACGAAGCTATACAAGCTATTACTGCGACGCAAACTAGTGCAACACAAGCTGTTACAGCTGAAGTCGATAAAATAGTTGAAAAAGAGCAAGCGATTTTTGAACGTGTTAACGAAGTTGAACAACAAATCAATGGCGCTGACCTTGTTAAAGGTAATTCAACAACAAATTGGCAAAAGTCTAAACTTACAGATGATTACGGTAAAGCAATTGAATCGTATGAGCAGTCCATAGATAGCGTTTTAAGCGCAGTTAACACATCTAGGATTATTCATATTACTAATGCAACAGATGCGCCAGAAAAGACGGATATAGGCACGTTAGAGAAGCCTGGACAAGATGGTGTTGATGACGGTTCTTCGTTCGATGAATCAACTTATACATCAAGCAAATCTGGTGTGTTAGTTGTTTATGTTGTTGATAATAATACTGCTCGTGCAACATGGTACCCAGACGATTCAAACGATGAGTACACAAAATACAAAATCTACGGCACATGGTACCCGTTTTATAAAAAGAATGATGGAAACTTAACTAAGCAATTTGTTGAAGAAACGTCTAACAACGCTTTAAATCAAGCTAAGCAGTATGTAGATGATAAATTCGGAACAACGAGCTGGCAACAACATAAGATGACAGAGGCGAATGGTCAATCAATTCAAGTTAACTTAAATAATGCGCAAGGCGATTTGGGATATTTAACTGCTGGTAATTACTATGCAACAAGAGTGCCGGATTTACCAGGTAGTGTTGAAAGTTATGAGGGTTATTTATCGGTATTCGTTAAAGACGATACAAACAAGCTATTTAACTTCACGCCTTATAACTCTAAAAAGATTTACACACGATCAATCACAAACGGCAGACTTGAGCAACAGTGGACAGTTCCTAATGAACATAAGTCAACGGTATTGTTCGACGGTGGCGCAAATGGTGTAGGTACAACAATCAATCTAACCGAACCATACACAAACTATTCTATTTTATTAGTAAGTGGAACTTATCCAGGTGGCGTTATTGAGGGATTCGGACTAACCACATTACCTAATGCAATTCAATTAAGTAAAGCGAATGTAGTTGACTCAGACGGTAACGGTGGCGGTATTTATGAGTGTTTACTATCCAAAACAAGTAGCACTACTTTAAGAATCGATAACGATGTGTACTTTGATTTAGGTAAAACATCAGGTTCTGGAGCGAATGCCAACAAAGTTACTATAACTAAAATTATGGGGTGGAAATAATGAAAATCACAGTAAACGATAAAAACGAAGTTATCGGATTCGTTAATACTGGCGGTTTACGCAATAGTTTAGATGTAGATGATAACAATGTGCCTATTAAATTTAAAGAAGAGTTCGAACCTAGAAAGTTTGTTTTCACTAACGGCGAAATTAAATACAATAGCAATTTCGAAAAAGAAGACGTACTGAATGCATCAAACCAACAAAGTGCGTCAGATTTAAGTGATGAGGAACTTCGCGGAATGGTTGCAAGTATGCAAATGCAGATGACGCAAGTGAACATGTTGACAATGCAATTGACGCAACAAAACGCTATGTTAACACAACAGTTGACCGAACTGAAAACTAACAAAACAAATACTGAGGGGGACGTTTAAATGATGAAGATGATTTATCCAACTTTTAAAGACATTAAAACTTTTTATGTGTGGGGTTGCTATAAAAATGAGCAAATTAAGTGGTACGTAGACATGGGTGTAATCGACAAAGAAGAATATGCATTGATCACTGGTGAAAAATATCCAGAGGCAAAAGATGAAAAGTCACAGGTGTAATGCTTGAGGCTTTTTAATTTAACACAAAGTAGGTGGCGTAATGTTTGGATTTACCAAACGGCACGAACATGAATGGCGAATTAGAAGATTAGAAGAGAATGATAAAACAATGCTTAGCACTCTCAATGAGATTAAATTAGGTCAAAAAACTCAAGAGCAAGTTAACATTAAATTAGATAAAACTTTAGATGCTATCCAGAGGGAAAGACAGATAGACGAAAAAAATAAGAAAGAAAACGACAAAAATATACGCGATATGAAAATGTGGATTCTCGGTTTGATAGGGACTATCTTCAGTACGATTGTCATAGCTTTACTAAGAACTATTTTTGGTATTTAAAGGAGGTGATTACCATGCTTAAAGGGATTTTAGGATATAGCTTCTGGGCGTGCTTCTGGTTTGGTAAATGTAAATAACAGTTAAGAGTCAGTGCTTCGGCACTGGCTTTTTATTTTGATTGAAATGAGGTGCATACATGGGATTACCTAACCCAAAGACTAGAAAGCCTACAGCTAGTGAAGTGGTGGAGTGGGCAAAGTCGAATATTGGTAAGAGGATTAATATAGATAATTATCGGGGCAGTCAATGTTGGGATACACCTAACTTTATTTTTAAAAGATATTGGGGTTTTGTAACATGGGGCAATGCTAAGGATATGGCTAATTACAGATATCCTAAGGGTTTCCGATTCTATCGTTATTCATCTGGATTTGTACCGGAACCTGGAGACATCGCAGTTTGGCACCCTGGCAACGGAATAGGTTCGGACGGACACACCGCAATAGTAGTAGGACCATCTAATAAAAGTTATTTTTATAGCGTTGACCAAAACTGGGTTAATTCTAATAGTTGGACAGGTTCTCCAGGAAGATTAGTAAGACACCCTTATGTAAGTGTTACAGGCTTTGTTAGGCCTCCATACTCAAAAGATACTAGCAAACCTAGTAGTACTGATACAAGTTCAGCATCAAAAGCCAATGACTCAACAATTACTGGCGAAGCGAAGAAACCGCAATTTAAAGAAGTTAAAACAGTAAAATACACTGCTTACAGCAATGTTTTAGATAAAGAAGAGCACTTCATTGATCATATAGTTGTAATGGGTGATGAACGCTCAGATATTCAAGGATTATATATAAAAGAATCAATGCATATGCGTTCTGTAGACGAACTGTATACGCAAAGAAATAAGTTTATAAGCGATTATGAAATACCGCATTTATATGTCGATAGAGAGGCTACATGGCTTGCTAGACCAACCAATTTTGATGACCCGCGTCACCCTAATTGGCTAGTTATTGAAGTATGTGGTGGTCAAACAGATAGTAAGCGTCAATTCTTAATGAACCAAATACAAGCTTTAATACGGGGTGTATGGTTGTTGTCAGGAATAGATAAAGAATTATCTGAAACGACGTTAAAGGTAGACCCTAATATTTGGCGTAGTATGAAAGATTTAATTAATTACGACTTGATTAAGCAAGGTATACCGGATAACGCAAAGTATGAGCAAGTCAAAAAGAAAATGCTTGAAATGTACATTAAACGAGATATATTGACGCGAGAAAATATTAAAGAAGTAACGACAAAAACAACAATAAGAATTAGTGATAAAACATCAGTTGACAGTGCGTCCACACGAGGCCCTACTCCATCAGACGAAAAACCAAGCATCGTTACTGAAACAAGTCCATTCACATTCCAGCAAGCACTGGATAGACAAATGTCTAGGGGTAACCCGAAAAAATCTCATACATGGGGCTGGGCTAATGCAACACGAGCACAAACGAGCTCGGCAATGAATGTTAAGCGAATATGGGAAAGTAACACGCAATGCTATCAAATGCTTAATTTAGGCAAGTATCAAGGCATTTCAGTTAGTGCGCTTAACAAAATACTTAAAGGAAAAGGAACGCTCGACGGACAAGGCAAAGCATTCGCGGAAGCTTGTAAGAAAAACAACATTAACGAAATTTATTTGATCGCGCACGCTTTCTTAGAAAGTGGATACGGAACAAGTAACTTCGCTAGTGGTAGATACGGTGCATATAATTACTTCGGTATTGGTGCATTCGACAACGACCCTGATTATGCAATGACGTTTGCTAAAAATAAAGGTTGGACATCTCCAGCAAAAGCAATCATGGGCGGTGCTAGCTTCGTAAGAAAGGATTACATCAATAAAGGTCAAAACACATTGTACCGAATTAGATGGAATCCTAAGAATCCAGCTACCCACCAATACGCTACTGCTATAGAGTGGTGCCAACATCAAGCAAGTACAATCGCTAAGTTATATAAACAAATCGGCTTAAAAGGTATCTACTTCACAAGGGATAAATATAAATAAAGAGGTGTGTAAATGTACAAAATAAAAGATGTTGAAACGAGAATAAAAAATGATGGTGTTGACTTAGGTGACATTGGCTGTCGATTTTACACTGAAGATGAAAATACAGCATCTATAAGAATAGGTATCAATGACAAACAAGGTCGTATCGATCTAAAAGCACATGGCTTAACACCTAGATTACATTTGTTTATGGAAGATGGCTCTATATTCAAAAATGAGCCCCTTATTATCGACGATGTTGTAAAAGGGTTCCTTACCTACAAAATACCTAAAAAGGTTATCAAACACGCTGGTTATGTTCGCTGTAAGCTGTTTTTAGAGAAAGAAGAAGAAAAAATACATGTCGCAAACTTTTCTTTCAATATCGTTGATAGTGGTATTGAATCTGCTGTAGCAAAAGAAATCGATGTTAAATTGGTAGATGATGCTATTACGAGAATTTTAAAAGATAACGCGACAGATTTATTGAGCAAAGACTTTAAAGAGAAAATAGATAAAGATGTCATTTCTTACATCGAAAAGAATGAAAGTAGATTTAAAGGTGCGAAAGGTGATAAAGGCGAACCGGGACAACCTGGTGCGAAAGGTGATACAGGTAAAAAAGGAGAACAAGGCGCACCCGGTAAAAACGGTACTGTAGTATCAATCAATCCTGACACTAAAATGTGGCAAATTGATGGTAAAGATACAGATATCAAAGCAGAACCTGAGTTATTGGACAAAATCAATATCGCAAATGTTGAAGGGTTAGAAAATAAATTGCAAGAAGTTGAAAAAATCAAAGATACAACTCTCAACGACTCTAAAACGTATACGGATTCAAAAATTGCTGAACTAGTTGATAGCGCGCCTGAATCTATGAATACATTAAGAGAATTAGCAGAAGCAATACAAAATAACTCTATTTCAGAAAGTGTATTGCAACAGATTGGCTCAAAAGTTAGTACAGAAGATTTTGAGAGGTTCAAACAAACATTAAACAGTTTGTATGCAGATAAAAATCATAGTCATACAATCAAACAGATTGAAGGATTAGAAAATGCTTTATCAAGAAAATCAGACATAAATCATAATCATGACGAGAGGTATGTTTTGTCGTCTCAAGCTTTTACTAAACAACAAGCGGATAATTTATATCAACTAAAAGGCGCATCTCAACCGACGGTTAAAATTTGGACAGGAACAGAAAATGAATATAACTATATATATCAAAAAGACCCGAATACGTTATATTTAATTAAAGGGTGATGACATGGAAGCTAATTTAAAAGGTGTAAAGAAATTGGTATACAAAGGGGTTGAATACTCTAAAGTATTTGCAGGTAATACAAAAGTTTGGTCTAAACCGCCGTCTTTTGTAATTAAACCCTTACCTAAAAATAAATATCCGGATAGCATAGAAGATTCAACAGCAAAATGGACAATAAATGGAGTTGAACCTAATAAAAGTTATCAGGTGACAATAGAAAATGTACGTAGCGGTATAATGAGGATTTCGCAAACTAATTTAGGGTCAAGTGAATTAGGAATATCAGGAGTCAATAGCGGAGTTGCAAGTAAAAATATCAACTTTAGTAATCCTTCAGGGACGTTGTATGTCACTATAAGTGATGTTTATTCAGGATCTCCGACATTGACCATTGAATAATTTTAAACGACTAATTTTTAGTCGTTTTTTTATTTTGGATAAAAGGAGCAAACAAATGGATATTAACTGGAAATTGAGATTCAAAAACAAAGCAGTACTAACTGGTTTAGTTGGAGCATTGTTGCTATTTATCAAGCAAGTCACGGATTTATTCGGATTAGATTTATCTACTCAATTAAATCAAGCTAGCGCAATTATAGGCGCTATCCTCACGTTACTTACAGGTATTGGCGTTATTACTGACCCAACGTCAAAAGGCGTCTCAGATTCATCTATAGCACAGACATATCAAGCGCCTAGAGATAGCAATAAAGAAGAACAACAAGTTACGTGGAAATCATCACAAGACAGCAGTTTAACGCCGGAATTAAGCACGAAAGCACCAAAAGAATATGATACATCACAACCTTTCACAGACGCCTCTAACGATGTTGGCTTTGATGTGAATGAGTATCATCATGGAGGTGGCGACAATGCAAGCAAAATTAACTAAAAAAGAGTTTATAGAGTGGTTGAAAACTTCTGAGGGAAAACAATTCAATGTGGACTTATGGTATGGATTTCAATGCTTTGATTATGCCAATGCTGGTTGGAAAGTTTTGTTTGGATTACTTCTAAAAGGTTTAGGTGCAAAAGATATACCATTTGCAAACAATTTTGATGGACTAGCTACTGTATACCAAAATACGCCGGACTTTTTGGCAAAACCCGGCGATATGGTTGTGTTCGGTAGCAATTACGGTGCAGGATACGGACACGTAGCATGGGTAATTGAAGCAACTTTAGATTATATCATTGTATATGAGCAGAATTGGCTAGGCGGTGGCTGGACTGACAGAATCGAACAACCCGGCTGGGGTTGGGAAAAAGTTACAAGACGACAACATGCTTACGATTTCCCTATGTGGTTTATCCGTCCTAACTTCAAAAGCGAAACAGCTCCACGATCAATACAATCTCCTACGCAAGCATCTAAAAAGGAAACAGCTAAGCCACAACCTAAAGCGGTAGAACTTAAAATTATCAAAGATGTGGTTAAAGGTTATGACCTTCCTAAACGTGGTGGTAATCCTAAGGGTATAGTTATTCATAACGACGCAGGAAGCAAAGGGGCAACAGCAGAAGCGTATCGAAACGGATTAGTTAACGCACCTTTATCAAGATTAGAAGCGGGTATTGCGCATAGTTATGTATCAGGTAACACAGTGTGGCAAGCTTTAGATGAATCGCAAGTAGGTTGGCATACTGCTAACCAATTAGGCAATAAATATTATTACGGTATTGAAGTGTGTCAATCAATGGGAGCGGATAATGCGACGTTTTTAAAAAATGAACAGGCGACTTTCCAAGAATGCGCTAGATTGTTGAAAAAATGGGGATTACCAGCAAACAGAAATACAATCAGATTGCACAATGAATTTACTTCAACATCATGCCCTCATAGAAGTTCGGTTTTACACACTGGTTTTGACCCAGTAACTCGTGGCCTATTGCCAGAAGACAAGCGGTTGCAACTTAAAGACTACTTTATCAAGCAGATTAGGGCGTACATGGATGGTAAAATACCGGTTGCCACTGTCTCTAATGAGTCAAGCGCTTCAAGTAATACAGTTAAACCAGTTGCAAGTGCATGGAAACGTAATAAATATGGTACTTACTACATGGAAGAAAGTGCTAGATTCACAAACGGCAATCAACCAATCACAGTAAGAAAAGTGGGGCCATTCTTATCTTGTCCAGTGGGTTATCAGTTCCAACCTGGTGGGTATTGTGATTATACAGAAGTGATGTTACAAGATGGTCATGTTTGGGTAGGATATACATGGGAGGGGCAACGTTATTACTTGCCTATTAGAACATGGAATGGTTCTGCCCCACCTAATCAGATATTAGGTGACTTATGGGGAGAAATCAGTTAGAATGACATAGTCATGTCTATTTAAGCAGGTGCGTTACATACCTGCTTTCTATTTACATTTAAAGATAAAATGTGCTATTATTTTACTAGAACTTTTTAACATTTCTCTCAAGATTTAAATGTAGATAACAGGCAGGTACTACGGTACTTGCCTATTTTTTATGCAAATTTAAAAAAACACTTGCTTAATAAACAATTGTTTAGTATAATTATATTTGTAGGTTAGTTGATGACTTACAAATTATGTGTAAGGAGGTGAAAAGCCTCATGCTAGACATAATAAAAACACTTCTAGAACATCAAGTATTGGCAGTACTGATAATTCCAGAAGTGTTAAAACAACTTAGAGAATGGCATCTCGGCTACCTAGACCGAAAGCCAAACAACAAAGATTAACATTATGCTTGGAGCCTGACGGCTCCTCCTTACACTTATATAATATAATATTATTTGGAGGTTTTCAATTATGACAGAACAAATGTATTTATTATTGTTTTTATTAAGCCTACCATTGTTATTATTTATCGGGAGAAAAACACATTTTTATTGTTTAGATAAAAAGAATGGACGTAGATAATATGAGTGATTATAAATTAAAAATAATTGAATTGATCAAAAGTGATATAACAGGTTACCAAATTCACAAACAAACTGGCGTAGCGCAATATGTAATTTCACAATTAAGGCAAGGAAAGCGCGAAGTAGATAACTTAACTTTAAATACAACTGAAAAACTATACAGTTACGCACGACAAGTGTTATGA